CCGTTAGGTGTACATGAAATGGCACAAAGAAAAAAGGTTTACGAAAACCCAGAAATGTTAGAAGAAAAGAAATTTTATGAACGATGGCACATGTATAGAGATATACTAGAAGTCTCTAAAAACAATCCTGCTCTAAGTAAGTTATTAGAACAAGTAGAGATTGTTTATAATTTAAGTGAGGATAGAAAGTAATGGACGGTGTAATATTAGCCGCAGGCATGATGGCAAGTTTGATTGCTATTGTGAGTTTATTATTAAATGAAAGTGGTGGTACTAAGGGTATCACTGGTGAGTATAAAACCAAAAGCGGTAAAATACACACTGCTAAAAAATCTAGGGAGCAACACATCGTATGAAGTTTGAGGACATCAATTTAGATACTTGGTACAACAATCGTATGTTGACTGATCAAATCCCTGCTCATTTTACGATAGTAAAAACACGTGCTACCAGAGAAAACATGCAATGGGTATTAGAAAGAATGCATGGTCGATTTGCTATAGCCAGCAACGTAAACCTCGATAATGATGATTTCATGTCATACTATCAAAAGACATTTGCGTTTGAAGATCCAAAAGAAGCAGTTCAGTTTGAACTCACTTGGTCGTAGATGTTTAAATGTATCTGTCATGCTGTTAGAGAAGGCGAGGTTGACAGATACCATCTTATAGGAACCAAATGCGGTAAATGTTTACTACAGCCTTTACCAGAGAAAAAACAAAAGAAGTTTAACAAGAAACATGCCAAGTTGATAAAACGGGCAAATTGAACCTCTAAAAATATTTTCATCACTTCAATTCGCATTAAATATTACTGTTAATGTAAAAATCTTACAGGAGAAATTATATAATGAGTTTTTTAAGACACGTAGGAAAACACGGTGATCGTAAGGTTGCAGTGATTTTCCGTGAAGTACCAAACGAAGAACATATGTGTTTAGTAGCATATACACAATTGTTGAATCAAAATATCCACGATCCATTAATGGAAACTATTGAAAGTGATATCGGTCAGAATAGTGAAGAACTTGCTGATGCGTTAAACAGACAATATACTAAGTCAGGTGATCGTATCCTTCAAGTATTACACTCAGAAGGAATGCTTAAGAAGATTAGAACCGAAGATGTTGTAATGACACCGGGTCCTAATCAATCAATTCGTTTAGATGAGTTGAACAAAATCTTAGGCGAAATGAAAGCAGGCGAAGAAGCAACTCGCAAACTTGCAGAAGCAGATGCATCAGCAGGTCTACAAGACCCAGCAGATGTTAGACGTAGAAAAGAAGGTCTAATCGGAGAACAAGTAAGACCTGAGCCTACTATGGGAACTAATGTTGTTGATCCTAACATGGCAATAAACGATGATGTACTAGCAAGAGATTTTATGGCACAAGCAGAACGCATGGAAGCAGAAGCCAAGGGTCTAATTGCCGAGTCTAAAAGGTTGATGAAAGAAGCAAAAGCAATGATGCCGAAACCAGCAAAGAAGACACCTGCGAAAAGAGCAACACGTAAGAAAACAGTCGCAAAATAAATAGGAGGTCTCCGATGGGAGATAAATCTCGTTCAATACAGGACTGGGAACGGCTCCTAGAAGATGTAGAAAAACATAAAATACCTGTAGAATTTTTGCAAAAACTAGTCTTACGAATGACAGGACGTAAGCAAAAAACCATTAACATTGAAAAGTTCTTAAAACAAGGACTTGACTCAGAAACAGTAGAAATTATAGTTGGTAAACTGTTAGAGGAGTATGAAGATGAAATCTTATCAATAGATTTTATTCTTAATATAGAAAGAATTGCAGATGCAGTTCAGCCTGAAACAGATAAACTACTAAGTGGTCTATAAAATCTCTGTAAACTATAGAAGGGACTTCGGTCCCTTCACTCTATTATAATAAGGAACAAACTTGAAAGTTAAACTAATTAGTCATTCACAAGCACCGGACTTTAATGAGTCAGCATTAGATTTAGTTGCATACTGTGCAAGAGTAAGTAATCCTGATAATCAAAACAACAAAGAAACAAGTGAAAAACTTGTAAAGTATTTGATGAAACACAAACATTGGTCACCACTTGAAATGGTATCAGCATGTTTAGAGATTGAAACTACACGTGATATTGCTAGACAGATTTTACGTCATAGATCATTTTCTTTTCAGGAGTTCAGTCAACGTTACGCAGACCCTACAAAAGACTTAGACTTTGAAGTACGTGAAGCAAGACTGCAAGACCCTAAGAATAGACAGAACAGTGTGGTTACTGATGATGTAGAGTTACAAGCAATGTGGGAAGACAAGCAACGTAGTGTCATCAATGCTTCACTAGATGCATACAACTGGGCTATCGATAACGGCATTGCTAAAGAACAAGCAAGGGCAGTACTACCAGAAGGAAATACTGTAAGTCGAATGTATGTAAATGGTACCTTACGTAGTTGGGTTCATTACATTGAGTTACGTGGCGCCAATGGTACACAACAAGAACACATTGAAATTGCTCATGCAGTAGCAAAAGTTATTTCTGATATATTCCCTATGCATGACATGTTAGGTACTGCACCCCCTCCCCCGGGTATCCCTAAAATCAGTGAATATGATGATCGGTTTTGAGAAATCTTCCCAATAAGTTTGCAAAATGAGTCTGTATAACGTACACTTATAGATATGAAAGAAGAATGGGAAGCAACTGAAGTAGACGTACATTATATTAATATGGGTGATGTCGAAGATCCGGATCTGATGGTAGCACCTGCTATATATGAATGGCAACAAACAGAAGCCGGCAAGTATGTTATGGAGAATAGTAACCCAACTGCTAAGTGGGTAAGAAGTATTGACGATAGTTATATGGGACATAAATATACGATAAAGGCATACTTCACAGACAAAGAAGTTACATATTGGAAACTAAAATACGAGTAAATTATGGCACGTAAGAAAAAATTAAACATATGCGTAACAGGTGGATTAGGATTTATCGGTGCCCATGTTGTAGTTAAATTAATTAACGAAGGACATGATATTGCTATTTTAGATACTAAAACAGATTATGGTATCATAGACCAAGACGAATTGGATGCTGTAACAAAAGAAAGATTTTTTGGTATAGCAGGTAGAATGACTGGCGCTACCAATTTAAACATCTACACGATTGATGTTGCTAACCCTGAACTAAAAACTTTATTTGAAAAAGAAAAGTTTGATGCCGTAATTCATCTTGCAAGTTTCCCTAGACAAAAAGTAGTCAATAACAATCCAACTGCTGGCTCTAAAGTAATGAGTGAAGGTTTGTTAAACTTATTAGAACTAAGTAGGACAACAGGAGTAGATCGTTTTACATATATCAGTTCTTCAATGGTATACGGAGATTTTTCAGATGGCGTTGAAGAATGGGAAGACTGCATACCCAAAGGTCAGTATGCAATTATGAAGTATGCTGGAGAGTTGTTAGTGCAAGATTACACTAGGCAATATGGATTAAATCATACTATTATTCGTCCTAGTGCTGTGTACGGTCCTTTAGATGTGTGTGATAGAGTTATATCTAAATTCTTTTACAATGCAATCAAAGGTGAAAAAATTGTTGTTAATGGCAAGATGGAGAAATTAGATTTTACATTTGTAAATGATGTTGCAACTGGTATTGTACAAGCAACAACAAGTGCTAAAGCAAAAAATGAAACATATAATCTTACTAAATCACAGGGTGTAACACTTTATGATGCCGCAACAATGGTTAAACAAATAGTAGGAAAAGGTAATATTGAAGTCAAACAAAAAGATAACAATTTCCCTAGCAGAGGCGCATTAAGTATCGAAAAAGCAAAAAACGATTTCAACTTTAATCCAGTTACAAATCTAAATGAAGGCTTAATGGTTTATTATAACTGGCTACAAAACTCTGCTTATTGGCAAGAACAATTTAATCCTAAACCTAAACAAGAAGTTAAAGTTGCTCCAGCAAAAGTTACTAATGTTAAGACAAAGCCAACAAAGCCTAAAACAACAAGAAAACCTAGAGCAAAAGCAAAGCCGAAAAAATGACGGAGTCATTTTGTGTTTTACCTTGGGTAAACATTACGGTTGACCCGGACGGCGCAATCAAGCCTTGTTGTATTTCACACGACTATATTAAAAAAGAAGATGGCACTAAATTTAATTTAGGCTACGATAGTATTGATGACATCTATAACAGTCAAAACTTTATAGAGTTAAGACAAAAGATGTTGAACAATGAATATATTTCTGGATGTGATGTTTGCTATCATAATGAAAAGTATGGTCGTCAAAGTCGCAGACTAATTAACAACGAACAATACAAAGACATCATACCTACTACAACTAAAAGTGATCTTAAAATTAAATTTTTTGATTTACGTTTTGGTAATCTATGTAATCTAAAATGCAGAAGTTGTAATCCTACAAACAGCAGTCAAATAGAAAAAGAAATTTTAGAAATTAATAATACAGAGTACACTAGATTTTATCCGCAGTTTGATGTAGAAAGTAACTACTGGTGGGAGACAGATACGTTTGATGAAAATATTAAAAGTCAAGTAGACAACATAGACACAATTTATATGACAGGTGGAGAGCCCACTGTTATCGAAAAAAACTTTGAAATATTACGTGATTTGATTAAAACAGACAAAAGTAAAGATATTACTTTAATTATCAATACAAATCTTACAAATACTAATCCAAGATTTTATCAGTATCTACCCAACTTCAAATCAGTTATCTTACAATTAAGTATCGATGGTTACGGAGAAGTACAAGAGTATTTGAGATATCCTAGCAAGTTTAGTCAAATTGATGAAAGCATACACAAACTTATTAAAATGCACAATGTTAAATTGTGGGCAACACCTGTCATTCAAATAGGAAATTTAAACAAGATAGTTGATCTGTTTAAATACTTTGAAGACATCAACGTTAAAGAAAACAAGCCGTTAATTGATATTAGACCGATTTTGTTGCAAGATCCACAACATTTAAATATCGATTATTTGCCTAAAGACTTTAAACAAAAAGCCTTTGCAAAAATATTTATGTGGATGTTGAATGATTGTAAATGGCAATCACAGATTTTTAAAGATACAATAAACGCATTAAAAGAAAAGTGCCAAGAAGAAAGCAAAGACATAAACATGTTACAAGAATATATTAAATTTAATAATTTGTTAGATGATCATAGAGGACAGAGACTAGCAGATTGTAACTACGATTTGCATACACTGTTAAAAGAATATGATTAAGTATTTTGGATTAGACAGACAATACAAAAATCTTAAAGATGAATTGCTTGATGCGACTGATTCAGTTCTTTCTAGTGGCGGTCTTAATGACGGTGAGTATTCACAGAAATTTACAGATTGGTTATCAATAAAAACAAAGGCTGAATTTGTCATACTGTGTCATAGTGGAACTCAAGCATTAGAAATTATTGCACGTTACGAAAGAGATACGTCTCCGGACCAAGATCCATTTACTAAATGGGATTACGACCAAGAATCATATCGAACAATTAGAGTTCCTAATCTAACATACCCCGCAACAATGAATGCATTTTTAAGTGCTGGATTAAATGTAGAATTGGCAGATACAGATTCAAATGGAATCATTCTACCTCAACCAGAAGATCAATTACAAAAAATTGAATGTCATGTTGGTTTATTCGGTGCACCAACTGTAGCAGTAGAAAGTGATAATGGTATTGGAGTATTAAACAATAATGTTGCAATTATAGACGGAGCACAACATTGGTTAATTGCAGACGGTAACATAGGAACTGCAATGGCAATTAGTTTTGACCCTACTAAAAATTTAAATGCTTCGGGCAATGGTGGAGCCATTGTTACTAATAACCAAGCCTTATATGAATTTGCTACGCAATGGAGAGACAATGGAAAACCTTATCATTTTTATTCTGGAACAAATTCTAAAATGAGTGAACTAGATTGTTCTCATTTGTTAGTAAGAGCAAAGTATATAGATGAATGGCAAGAACGTAGAAAACAAATTAGAAAATACTACATAGACAGATTTAAACATATCCAATCATTAAAATGTTTAAGTGAAGGGTTTGACATACATGCTGATTCAAAGTTTGTAGTTAATGCTAGAGCGGAACGTCAGCATTTAGAAGCATGGTTAAATAGTAAAAATATAGAAACTAAAATACATTATAAACAAGCATTAAGTGAACACCCTATTGCAGAAAATTTAGAAAAACCAGACTTGATGGCTACAAGTGTATTACTTACCCGATCATTATTAAGTTTGCCTATGTATCCTGAATTAACTGATGCAGAAGTCGAAGAAGTTGCAAATCAAGTTTGCATTTTTTATGAGCCTTAATAAATAATGTCATGTCTAAAAAAATTGTACCTGCTGATATTGCAGAAGAAATTGTAGAAAAAAGAGAAGGTATCGATATTTCAAAAGATGACAAATCTGATTTGTGGATTTGGGATAAATTACACTGGTTTTATTTTCCTGACTTAGTAGAAAGACCTGCATCACAAGACGAACATTTACAAGAACGTATCTTACCTAGTGTAAACTACAACGACCATAAACCAACATATGTGTATATGCACAATGGACGTATGGACGAACTAGAAAGTATTAATCATACTCCAAAAGTAGTTGAACACTTAAATGAAACAGATGTAACATTCTATCTAAATGAGCCTCTGTGTATGTATGATGCTACAGCAATACCCGAACATACATTGACATTCTATTCAGAATTTAATGGTACAGAAAAATTTAAGGATTTGAGGGCTGAAGAATTAGATTGCATACGTGACTATATTGTTAGAAACAATCTTACAAATGTCAAAGTAAAAACATGTGATTATAAGTCAGAAGAAGTGTTTCCTTATTACACTGAATGGATGACAATAACATGTGAAGATACTTTTGTTAAAAATGCACCGTACGTTAATATATTAGATGATTCATACGACAACGCGGATATATTGGGTAAAGCCTCTAAAAATTTTACAAAAAAGTTTATAAATTTAAATTGGAGATGGGCACCACATAGAAATCTTATCGCCGCATATCTTGCGAACAGTAATGCAGATGTTAGTTTTGTTTTTAAAACTGAACTAGAAAGATTACAGATTTTACCTTGGTTCGATATTAGAAATTGTCCTAAAAAATACAGAAAACGTTTATATGAGGGTATATATAAAATAGATAATGATGGGCCTTTAAATGTAGATGTAGTTTTTGAAGAATTGCTTGATATAGAAAAGACGCCATACCCGGTCAACACTACAATTGATGAACACTTTGATCCTTCTGTAGATGAAGCACTGCATTTGGAAAATGCGGATGTACACCACACTGGTGTATGGCCGATAGAAAAATATTATAAAGATATATTTTGTGATGTTGTTACTGAATCCAGATTTGCACAGCCTACCCCAAACTATAGTGAAAAAGTACAACAACCCATGTGGTTTCGCAAACCTTTTATTCTTATGGCACCCCCAGGCACATTAAAGTATTTACATGAACACGGTTATAAGACTTTTAGTGACTTTTGGGACGAGTCATATGATGACTGTACCGACCATGAAAAACGGTTGTATAAAATATTTGAAATTATAAAATATATCGAAAGTAAAACAATTACTGAATTAAGAGACATCTATAGAGACATGAGACCTATACTGGATCATAATCGTATTCACGTAGAGAAAAGCATTTACCAGTGGAGAGGCGATAAATAGTAGTATATTATAGAGGAGGTTTCTAATGGGATTAGGAATTATTGATTCAGTTATAGGCGCCGCAGGGCCAATATTAGATAAGTTTATCGTAGACAAAGACAAGAAAGCAGAAATGGAACACGAACTTAAAATGGTGTTACATAATGCTAATCTCCAGCAAAATCAAATCAATTTAGAACAAGCAAAACATCCAAGTATTTTTGTAGCAGGAGCAAGACCTGCAATTATGTGGATATGTGCATTTGGTTTAGCATGGTCTTATGTCTTAGCACCAATTTTAAATTGGGGAGTTGTTATTAGTGGAGCACAAGTAACACTACCTGTTATTCAAACAGAAGGTTTGATGACACTTACATTATCTATGTTAGGTTTAGGTGGTATGCGTAGTTTTGAAAAAATGAATGGATTAGCCAGAGAAAATATGAAGGCTACTCCACCAAAGCAATAGCATTGTTACTTGCCCAATCGCATAAATACAATATAAGACTGGGATAAAAATATGGCTACATACGAAATTATTAATATAGGTGCGTTACCAAATGACGGTTCAGGTGATCCGTTAAGAGTTGCCTTTGATAAGATCAATAACAACTTTGCGAACCTATACTCTACTGCTGTTATATCATCTAATACATACACAACAGGTAATACAGCACAACAAGTCATTTGGGAATACCCAGCAAACGCATTTACATTGGGTTCATTTTTTATTAAAACAAACGACCCCGGCACAATTGATCAACAAGATGTTAGATTAGATGCACAATTAAGTGCTAACTCAGCCAATATTAAATTTTCAGCATACTCATCTACACAGTGGGGAAATGTGTTAATAAGAGGCACCGGATATGATATGGATGTCAATGCTGGTAACGTTAGGATATTAGTTGATCCTGACCCAGCAAACGTATCTGGTTCACAAACACTATTTCATTTTATTAATTCTTCAGTCATGTTCCAAGGAGAAGCACCAGCAGGATTGCCAATCGCACTTGATGGCTATGTAGATTCTGAACTTGCAACTGAAGTAGACGATACAATTACAACTGAAGAAACACCATAATGAGAGCAAGAGAATTTATAACTGAAGATAATGCACCTGGCAAACTAACTAAACGTCAACGTTATGGTTCAAGAGGCATGCATAAGTTCCAAGATGTAGACGGCAGAGATAGAGTCTACGAATTAAATCGTGTAATGATGGCTCTTGCACAAGCAGATGGAGAATCAGATCATCAAAAGATAGACTTAGATTCAGAAAGTTGGATAGGCACAAGCAACATGGCTGTACCATATACTGAAGTAGAATCTAATATGTTAAAGTCAGCATACAAAGCAGTGGGCTCTGAATGGGAAGACTTAAACTCAGGTGATATGCGTTCATCTGAATTACCTTCAATTAATAAACAAAGTCCAGTAGAAGGTTTTAAAGGGTATGAAAGATAATGGCAGCCGTCAACGTTCCAGTTAAAGGATTAACAGGATTAATTACTATCTTTACATATGCTGATGATGCGACAACTACTGTCGCAGACGTATTAGCATCAATCATAGCATCAGATGGCATAGCCGCAGGCAACTATTATAACTTAGCATTAGTTAGAGATACAAGTATCAACGATAACGACACTCCAACTGCTACACTTGCTTCAATGAACTTTGTAGGTGCTACAGGCACTGATCCTTTCGCCTCAGGTGCTATTGTTAGTGAGACAATTGATAATGCAACACAAACAACGATCCCAGCAACCGATATATTTCTAACAACACCGGCATCTACTGCAAGTGCTCCTGCTACGGCATTACAATTCAGACAAGAATTAAGAGTATCAGAAATAGCACAACTAAACAGAAAGGGCGGCGCTACTGGCAATGTTAGTCTACCCGCATATAACGCATTAAACACTGCTGATTTAAACTTACTTCCTGCTAAGTATGTTGGAAATACAGCAACACCTACTTCAACAGTTCCATTAGCATCTAGCAGACCTTGGACATAAAAAATAATTCTTAGACAGTTCCTGTCACTAAATATTATCATACTATTTCTTATATCTGCACGAAGGAGCAATGAATGGAAATCCCATATGATATTAATAACACACTTGACTTAATCAAGTTAAAATTTTATAACGAGTGGCTATATACTGCTCACATTTACGATGAAGGGGACAGCCCATTTCATAAAGACCTAACAAAACAAGTAGTTGAAACCTACATTGATCCACTAGCATTACCCAAAGATTCTAAAATTTTAGACTTGGGTTGCGGCCCGGGATATTTCTTAGATGAAATGAAAGAAAGAGGGTTTGAAGATGTGTTAGGAGTTACCTTGTCTCCTGGAGACATTAAAATCTGTAAAGATAAAGGACATGAAACTAAAGGATATGATTTGTCATTTTTGCCTCAGAAAGATGGTTACTATGACGAAAGTGTAGATTTTATTTTCTTACGTCATGCATTAGAACATTCCCCTTATCCTATCTTTAGTTTAATGGAATACAACCGTATTTTAAAACAAGGATCAAGGATTTATATTGAAGTGCCGGCACCAGATTGTGATAGAAGACATGAGTTTAATTTAAATCACTACAGTATATTTGGACATTCGCAACTAGCGGCTCTATTACAACGTACAGGTTTTGAAATCGAACAATTTAATAATTTAGAATTTGACTTATCACAACAAAACCCACAGGATCCTGAAGGAGAACCATTAAAAATGAGAGAACATTATTACTGTATCGTAGCAAGGAAAGCAAAAGGTCTTGATATCAAATAAGTTTATTTTTATAAGATACACACTGTCATGGATTAGTCAGCAATTGGCTATTCCGTTTTGGGCAGTAGGACATTTGCATCTTAGTCTTAAGATGGATGTCTATGAAGATATTCATATGATTATAGCATCATTAGGAATGAATATTTTAGTTGCTATTGGTTTCTTTTTAGACTACCAAGATTATAAAAAATCACATTAAATGCGTTTAATTACTTTTGGTTGTAGTTTTACACAAGGCATCGGGTTAGACGGTGGCGGATTTATGGACCATCAATACTATAGATCACCTCAAGATGCTATTCTTTATATTAAGCCTGCAAGTGAACATGCATGGCCTTTTTTGTTAGCCGAAAAGTTAAATTTAGAATGTATAAATTTAGGTAGGGGAGGCTCTTCACCTAAATTTGTGTTTCAAATGATCAAAGAATTTCAATTTCAACCTAGTGATACAGTAATTATTCAATGGCCTAACTCTCATCGCAAAGTCGTTTGGGCTAATGAAAATAATATCGACGGTGGAGGGCCTTGGCAGACTGGAAATTACACACCTCATAATCCTAAAATTTATACAGAAATATCACCGCATTACCAAGGCATGGACGATTATTATAGAAAATACAACACTGATTTTGACAATTTATGGGAACTAGGATTATTAATCGAAGGTGCTCACAATTATTTAAAAGATATTTGCAAAGTAGTTTATTCTGTGAGTGAGGAAAATGAATTGCGTAACAATGAATTACTACCTAGATTTTTTCCTATACTAAAAGAAGTAAAACCCTTTTTTAAAGACCAACCAGAAGATTTAAATATACCTAAATCTGAAATACTTTTAAACAAAGATCAATTAATAATATGTAATGATGAGCATCCTGGTAGACAATATCATATAGATTTTGCCGAGGATATGTTTAAAGAACTAAAAAGCCACTAAATACTAGTATGAGCAACTTTAACGCAAGTGGTACGGGCGAATTAGTCAAGCCAGCATATAAGAAAACGGCATTTAAAAATCAAAAAGAAATTGATGATTTTGTAAAGTGTTGTGATCCTGATACTGGTTATCTATACTTTATGGATAACTTCTTTTATATTCAGCATCCAACGCAAGGTTCAATTCAATATCATCCTTATGAATACCAAGAACGTTTAATCGACACTTATCATAATTATAGATATTCAATTGCTCTTATGCCTAGACAGTCAGGTAAGTCTACATCAGCCGCAGGTTACTTATTATGGTATGCTATGTTTGTACCTGATGCTACGATTCTAATCGCCGCACATAAGTACACAGGTTCACAAGAGATTATGCAACGTATCAGATATGCATATGAAAACTGTCCTACCCATATCAAAGCAGGTGTTGTTACATACAACAAAGGATCGTTAGACTTTGAGAATGGCTCTCGTATTGTGTCAGCAACGACTACAGAGAATACGGGTCGTGGTATGTCGATCACACTCTTGTATCTGGATGAGTTTGCATTCGTAAGACCTACAATTGCCGAACAGTTTTGGACTTCTATTACACCAACACTAGCAACAGGTGGTAAAGCAATCATCACATCTACTCCGAACTCTGATGAAGATCAGTTTGCATTGATTTGGAAACAAGCAAATAAAAATATAGATGCTAACGGAGAAGAAACAGAACTAGGTGTTAATGGATTCAAACCTTTTAGATCATACTGGCATGAACAACCCGGACGTGATAATAAGTGGGCAGAAGAAATAAAAGCACAATTAGGAGACGACAGATTTGCACGTGAAATCGGTTGTGAATTCTTAATAGCAGATGAAACATTAATCAATCCTAATACATTAATCATGTTAGAATCAGTAGAACCTACAAATAGAATGGGTCAAGTCAGATGGTTTCAAAAACCCAAGAAAGGCATGGTCTATTGTGTAGGGTTAGATCCGTCATTGGGTACAGGTGGAGATCCAGCCGCAATACAAATCTTTGAAGCAAACACAACAACACAAATCGGCGAATGGAAAGATAATAAAACAGATATTCCTCAGCAGATTAAATTGTTGGGGCAGATTACACAATACATAGCAGAAGAAACAGGTGAACCAAACAACATATATTATTCACTTGAAAACAATTCGATAGGAGAAGCCGCATTGATCTCACTATCAGAATACGGAGAATCAAATATTCAAGGTATATTCTTAAGTGAGAAAGGTAAAAAACGTAGAGGATACAATACAACACACAAAGTTAAACTTGCCGCATGTGCTAAATTCAAAACATTGATGGAAAGTAAAAAAATGAATGTAAAAAGCAAAGCATTAATTAGTGAGTTAAAAACATTCGTTGCATCTGGTGGTAGTTATCAAGCAAAGATTGGTGATAACGATGACTTAGTGATGGCTACATTGCTTGTAGTACGCATATTACAAGACATTACAGACTTTCACAGTGACTTAACTGAACATATGCGAGACCACGATGAGATGGTTGCACCCTTGCCGTTCTTTGCTGTGATTAACTAAAAGAGATAAATAATAGTATGGCAATTGATCAGGAATCCTTCAATAAAAGACTCTACGATATCTTTAAGACTCGTGGATACAAACCAGCACCCAAAGACTCAAAAAATGAAAGAACAAATCCAGAAACAGCAGATGTTTTTGAGTTTCAATTTATTAAAGACGGTGAAAATTATGGTAAAGCATGGGCGACCATTGATAAAACATCATCGTTAAATATCTATTATGACGATAATCAAGCAGGTAGTCCTCCAGGACAAACTAATGGTGTTGAGTATGATGATTCATGGTCTGGATTGTTAAAACATTTAAAGCAATGGGCATTATCAAAACAACTAAACTTTGGATTACATGACAGTGATCGTTTAGGTGACGATATGCGTCAAAGGGATTACTATAAAATGAAAGAAAAAATGAATGAAGGTTATCATGCTGTTAATAAAAGAACATCATATAACGATAACATACCTAACGTAAAAGTTGTAATTCAGCATGATAGACAGATTGGTGAAGGAGAGCAACGTTGGAGAAACGTACACAAGATTTTTGTTGAAAATACTGAAGGTGAACGTTTTGCAGTCCCAACTAGAATGCCAGGTATTGCACGTGTATATGGTAGACATGTAGCAGAAGGTGGAACTCCATATGACGACAGAGGTAAACACATCACTGCATTAGTAGAAGAATATACTAAAATGGCAGGCTTTGTACGTGCTACTCGTAGAGGAGAATTCAATGAATCTGTAGCACAACTCATAGCAGAAGGTGTCAAACATCACAGATCATTAAAAGAAACATTGCAAAAGATGCAAAGTCATAGAGGATACAATCACTATTTTGAGTCATGGACTCCTCCTCTTATGGAAGATGATGCTGATCATTCAAGCATTGCAGAAATGTTTTCGCATGAAAGCATCGATCCTAGAATTGAATCAGTATTGCCAATCTTAAACAAACTTAATAGTAACATCATTAATGAAATCGAAGAAGTTAACGAGTTAGATCAATGGGCAAAGTCTATTACTGAAATGGAACAGATAGACGAAGGAAAAAGAGACACACATTGTTCAGATAAGTGCTGTGGTGCAGACGTAAAAGCAGAGGACTGCACATGTTCACCAGACTGTCCACATTGCAACTGTAATGCAAAATTAAAAGAAGAAAGTGAAAAGCCAGGTGGAATGGGTACTGAAGATGATGATTTAAGAGATGAAGAATCTGGTAAAAACCATGACCCTAAAACAGGCAAAAGAATCAAACCTCATCCGTTTGATCCAGACGATGATCATTTAAACGAAGGTAAGCATAATCAATTAGTCGTAGATGCTTTAGAAATGAGTGAAAAAGAATTTGGTGAAAAACATCCTGCTGTAGCACATAGATATAATGATATTATAGCCGCATTTAGTGAAAAAGACTTAAAAAATAAACTAGAAAAACCTGTGCAACCTGAATTAGATTTATCTGAGAATACTGATTTCAGAACTTTAGTTAATTTAGACGTACAGAAAATACAACAAGCCTCTTCAAATGCAAAAGCATATGAAGAAGTAATCAAACAAAGAATTAGGGATCTTAAATTACAAATACCAAAAGAAAGTGATCCGGTAAAACGTAAAGAAATATCATCGCAAATCAGAGAATATGAAAAGTACAAAAATCAATATGATTTTACTAAAGCCAGTTCAGCAAAAAATGCAAAGGATGCCTCAAGAATTGAAGCAGATAGAATATTAAACAAGAAACCCGATCCGTATACAAGACCAGCAGATAAAGTAACTATCGGTACTGCTTTAGCAGGACTGTTAGGTGAAGAGTCAGTTATTGATGAAAAAGATTTTTCAGATAAAGAAATTAAAATGGCATATGGCATTTTAAATGATCCTAGATATAAAGGTGGCAATCAAACTGGAGCAATCAAAGCAATTGAAGGCATTAAAGCAGGACTATCTGAGCATCCAGGAGTTAAAAGAGCAATCTATAAAACACAAAACGAGCCTGATAATTTAGAAGAAGCAAACTTACCAATTGAAAAAATTAAAAGTCCAATGACAGGTAAAGAAATCAAATACACAATATTAAATGGAGATGTATTTAACGAATATGGTGGCCCACTTAAATTTGATGATTACTTTGATATCATGGTCGCACATAATTATCCTGCAGAAGGCCCTACAATTACTCAAATGTATAGTGATTATAAAGAAGAATACGGAGATATACCAATGAAAGGTTACAACCCAGGTCATCCTATCAAAGAAGAAGAAATAGGGCAACCCTTAGAAAGTAAAATAAAAAATAAAATACAAGAAATTATTGATGATTTAAAACTTGCTAAAAAACAAAGAGCAGAAATAGAAAAAGACGAAAGGTATCAACAAGCAGATGACAATGAGAAATGGGATATGCTATGGGACGTTAATGGAACCGATACAAATATACAAGACATGGAAGATATATTAATTTTCTTCAAATCAGTATTAGCAGACCATCAGAAAAACGGCACAACACATTGGTGGCAGTCATTCAATCATGGTGATCACCTAGATACTGCTGTTAGAGATCATATTGCATGGCAATTATCAAATATGGGTGCTTGGAAAGGTGATTTAAAAGAAGGCTTAGATGCTAATCAAAAACGTGCAGGACAATTAGGACCTGTAGGTGGCCCTGCAAAAGTAGGTGACTTAGTTGGAGCCGAAAGTAAACATGCAGATGATGAAATGTCTATTCATCAAATGTCTGATGAAGATTTAGCAGACTATCTTAACGTAGATGTTAAGGATGTTAAAGCAGATAGAGAACATGCAGAAGAAGTTGCAAACGACAAATCACATGATCATGCACCTGACAATATGTTAGAAGATATCTTACGTTTAAGTGGATATAGTAAATACCAGAAATAATGATAAGTGGAAGCAATTTTCATAGGAATACTGATGATGCTACCGATGATCTGTGGTGGTTTTACCTTTGTAGTAAGTCAACAAGCAGTAGAGGGTAAATTCAATGGCGGACAAGAAAAAGAAACAGTCAAAGATTTATCTGATACCCGAAGGTGAAACTAGAGATCATCATACATATCATTACACTGCTATCAAAACAAAAAATTTAACCGTAAGCAATACTAAGTTAAAACTTAAGAAGTACAATCCGGTTAAAAGAAAACATGAGTGGTTTGTAGAAGCAAAACTACCCCCTCATTCAAAATAAGGATTTGTTGTGAGATTTAAAGAGTTCTTTACAGAAGAAAACGACCTAGAGAAAAAAAGAAATATTCCTCCAATGGATATCAAATCCAGAGATGTCGTATCAAAAGATGACACTGAAGATGCTTTATCTACTGTAGATAGAAGTCAGATACAAGGCATGGATGATCGCATGGCTCAACTTGCTCAAAACAAAGACTTAATCTATCAATACACCGATGATGAAATGACTGATCTTGTTCCTGTTGATGACGAAGAAGAGGAAGAAGGGGCAGATGAAGGTATTTCTGAACCAAATACATTACCACAAGAAATTAGACGAGATTTAAGAACTCACGGTGATGTAACTGCAAGATTTCATTCTGTAGAAAACTTACCAGGATACTTAGTCGATGCTATTCGTATGATGGGTCAAAAAGTTTTTTCATCTTTAACAGCAACTCCGATTAATGAAATCAATGTACTTGCTAATCTAGGAGATCAAGGACCAAACGAGCAACGAGAACTAAATGCTGTTGCTGGTATGGTTGATACTTATGGGCAACGAAGAGGAGACTATGAAATGAAATTCGATAGAATCCTCCCCGGATATGAAGCAGATATTCGTGTTTATGAGTATAAAGATCAAATCTTCTGCTTAGTAAAAGACTTTGCAGGCTCTTACATTTATAGTTGGCCAGCAGAGAATAAAAAACTTAATTAATTATTCTACATCATTCAAAGGATTTTCTAAGATCGTTTGAATTCTTTCTTCTAAGTCTTTCCTCATCTCACGCATTTCTTTGTCTTGCTCTTTGAAACGTTCTTGCATCTCACGTTCCATCTCATAGACATCATCACGTACTTCACGTTGAGTTTTGGCAGTTTCACTTTCAACTCTACGTGCTAAACGAGCGGCTTCTGTGATTTCTCCTTGCAGATTATCTTTGATAACTTCTGTAAGTTCAGTCAATCTAATAATTTCTTGTTCGATTGTTTCTGGTTGTAATGCTTCTAGTTTTTCTTCTGCTTCAAGTAGTCTATTGTAGAGTTCAAAGCCTCCCCATAAACCACCAATTAATGTACCTAATAAGGGTAAAATGAATAGCAGTTTGCTACCACTCATCTTTATGCCTTCATACTCTACACTTGCCATATTATACTCCTATTGTTTACTGCTAAATGCTTTTCCTGCTTCAGCAATACCAAATGATCCTAATGTGACAACAACAAAAGACGTATAGATAAAGTCTGATATAACTAAATCAGTGCCGTCTAATCCTGTCACTAAGTCTACGATACCAAACGCAACCATCATAAAGAACGATGCAAATCCAATGATTGATTTCTCATTGATTTTGTTGTCGTCCATAAATAGATGACTAAATTTGAATTTTTCTTTTGGTTTCACTTCATGGGAAACTTTTCTTAAGTCCTGAGTTAATGCTTCCATCTCTCTGATTTTGTCATTAGCCTCGTCTAGTTTTAGAAGTAGATCAGTATATTTGTCTAAATCTAAATTTTGAACGACTCCGTCGCCGCCCTCGATTTCGATGTTTTCTTTGTCACTCATTATTTTTCTCCTGTGTCTTCATCTGGGTTTATTCCATATTGCATAAGAACCATCTTATACAACTTGTCTTGTGTTTGCCCGGCCATACGATAGAATCCCATCTTGTTATCATCTATCTTACCGTCAGGCATTTGTTTGCTGTCGTACCATTGATTTTCATTATTAGCATAAACTTGTACACCTGTATATGCACTAAAGCCTGCTGTATAACCTATATAAGCAACAGCAACAGTTTGGTCTGCGTATCCGCCATCTTCAGTTGGTCCGCCTTCCTGAATACTTTGTAATTGCTCTTGTAAGTTTTGTGCGGCAACTTGCGAACCTACTTTGTCTGCTAGACTTTCAACTGCTTGGGTAGTACGTTGTTCTTGGACAGAATTCTGTACTTCAAACCGTTGAAAGTTTGGTGTTTGTTGACTTAAAAACTCAGTCAATCCTGTACCCGTTGATAATGCTTCAGTTAAATTGTCTCCAAAATCAGCATCGGCTTGAGTAACACCACTACCGTCGTCAAATGAGTCTATAAATAATGGTTCTTCTTGTAATTGTTCTTGTTGCTGTTCAGCAACTTGGAACGCAGAAGTTTGTACGACATCTACAGATGTATTAGCCGCATCGATTGATGTATCAACTTGACCAGTAATCTGTTCAAATTGTTGTTGGCTAGAATCATCTGCAACACCGGTTGACTCACTACCTGAGGAACCAGTGCTGTTAAAACTACCATCGTTTTGTTGCATTGCAATACTTTGTGATCCTGAATCAACTTGAACTGATTCAGCACTACCATCAGATATTACATTTTCAATAACGTTAGCAGTTTGGGTATCATCAGAAACCTCAGTAAGAACCTGTGCAATAGCAACAGATTGAGATGCTGGTTTCTTAGATGATGTTGAAGAACTGCTTTTAGCCTGTGAGGCTTCTTTTTCAACTTTAGCAATTTCTTCTTTAATTTCTTCTTTAATTTCTTCTTGTTCTTCAGCAACGATGACTTCTTCGGCTTCTTCTATTACTTCAGTAAGTTCTTCAATAGAGTCTTCTGCTACTAATTCTTCTAATACGTCTTCACTGATTAATTCTGCTAATGCCTCGTCTTCTTCTGCTAAAACGTTAAACACTTCTTCCGACTCTACAAATATAGGTTCTTCAGAAACTTCTTCACTTGCTACCCAAACTTCTTCTTCGGGTGCACCTGCTACATAAAGTTCATAATCAACTGTATTTTCTTCTTGTTGGTATACTGTTGTTTCAACTTCATATGTTTCAACTTCATATGTTTCTATTAATGCGATTTCTTGTTCTGTTTGTTGCTGTTGAAATTCTTCAACAGGCATGTTCATTTCTACAATTGGATCAACATTAGAGACAGAGTTTATTACATCTATATTAGTATTATCAACCTGAAATATTTCAACTCCTGAATCTATTAACGACTCTTCTCCTGATACTGCAATTGATTCAACCCCTGTTGTTGTAAACATGTTTTCTGTCATATCTTGTTCAGTATATGAGCCATCATCGGCACCACTGAAATCAGATTCAAAAGTTTCGTTACCGGTCATTGCTCCGTCGTCTGATCCGTCATTACTTACAAAACCCAGGTCAGAGCCGTCATCACTATATCCAGTAGATCCATCATTAGTAAATTCACTATATTCGTCATCGTACCCGGTAGATCCATTTGATGAAAAACTTCCTGTCGAAGAATCATACTCTGAACCAGATGATTCTGCTAATGCAGTTTGATAGTTAGGACATGAAGGATCACTTAAAGGATTAATATCACATTGATCTACTTCCGGCTCAGGCTCTATGTATCCAGGACATTGAGAATCATATTGAGCATCTAAATTACATTGTTGATCTAAGTATGCTTGTTCATAGCCAGAACACTCAGTACTGGATAATGGATCATTTGTACAAGGGTCAAGTAAAGATTGTCCATTATTGCCTTCATGGTAATATATGGCTCCGCCGCCCTCTAAGTATCCGCCGTCAAACTCGTCCCAGGTTGCATTCCCATTTGTCTCGTCATCATAAAATACATATTGAGTATAATTTGAATTATCTTTTTTCTCTCCAATTAAAACATCATGTTGTACAATATCTAATTCACCATAAGCAAATGTATAATTGTCAGGCATATTAACTTCTGCTCTTTCAGCATCAGTACAACGGTCTTCTCCGCATTTTGCTAAAGAGTCATTATAATCGTATATGTAAACTTCAAAACTATTATTAGAAGCCCTGTTATATTCCATTAAATTGTACCATCCTAATATAACGTAGTCATCAAATGTTTTGTATAATAATGCACTATCATTATTCATACCGATCATGTCAGTATAGAAAGGAAAAAGAACATCGTACCATCCCCATTGTCCTCCAGAAGTTGTGTTTAATTGATCTGGTGTCCAGTCTGAACAATATCTAGGCCCTTCATCTGCTTTAGTTAACATAAAACAACCATTAGTACTCATGTAACCACCAGTAAATGAGTCGTTGTGCCACTCCCATGAAAAACCAAATTCTACTTTGGCAGGACATCCACCGTCATCCTGAAAATATCCACTGCTGTTGATATTATTGAAATTCCAACAACCCTTAATACCTGTTTCTCCTGCGGCTTGTCTGTCATAAAGATTGTATAAATCTCCAAACGTATTATTAATTTCGTAAACCGTATCGGTACCATCGGCATTCGTTTCTAGGGAGTATTGGTATTGGCCTGTCCCTGTTGTCCATGCAGTGCCGTTACCGGCTACTGCAAAGTTAGGTAATGTTAATAGTAATAATATTAAGAGTTTAATTCGAACCATTCTCTCTCACAAGTCCTACTAGATTTACGTCTTCCTTTAAAGTCAGGTCTAGTACATTTTTCGATGAAAGCGGCTTGATCAGCAGTCACATTAGAAATATTATCTTCTTCTATTTCATCATTGTTCGTAAATAAACCTAAAAACTTGTCTTTAGTAGTTGCACTTGAGTCAGGTCTTCTTCCTTCATTTTCTTCCCACTGCTCAGAAGCGGCTGGACCAATAGCACCCATATATGGACAAGGTGTACCTGCCATCTCCATTGCTCTAAACACTCTAGGATCCTGACACATTAATGATACTGCGGCTACTTTCATACCCATATCATATATTGTTTTAGATAGTTTGATCCTTTCACAGTTCATATCTCTAACAGACTTACCACCTGATATACCAAATACTTGCCCCTGAAACGCACCAGACACACCAGTTGTACATAAATCTTGTGAATAACTTGACCCTATGCTTGGTGCAATTGCACTAGCAGGTGGCGCCTTTGTAGTGATCTCTTGTTTGATAGTCTGATCAGTTTTGTTTATGTTGGTGTTATTGTTCGTGTTGGTGTTATTGTTTTCAGACTTGTTGTTAGTCGTAACATTGGACTCACTTGTACTAGTCGAAGTGTTGTTATTGTTATTGGTATTAGTATTATTTGAGGTCGTATTATTATTGTTATTATTCGTATTGGTTGACGTAGAATTGCTGTTGCTATTTACGTTCTGGTTAATGTTAGAATTGTTATTGTTAGTATTCGTATTATTGGAAGTACTATTCACCGTTGTATTATTGGTGTTGTTATTGGTATTAGTATTGGTATTGTTACTTGTAGTATTATTAGTATTGGTGTTTACATTCGTATTGGTATTGGTGTTGTTACTTGTGGTATTGTTGGTATTAGTATTGTTATTGGTGTTGGTATTGTTACTAGTACTGGTTGAAGTATTAGTATTCGTATTAGTATTCGTATTATTATTGGTATTGTTATTGGTATTTGTTGATGTACTGGTTGAAGTATTAGTATTGGTATTGTTATTAGTGTTATTATTGGTGTTAGTATTGGTATTGGTGTTGGTATTAGTGTTGGTATTAGTGTTGGTGTTGGTGTTGGTATTGTTACTAGTACTGGTTGAAGTATTAGTATTCGTATTAGTGTTTGTATTGGTATTGGTTGATGTACTGGTTGTAGTTGATGCCGTACAATTCTCAGTACCGGCTGTACAAGTTCCAGTAGCCTGTGCAAAAATATTTGGGCTGGCAACCCCGACACTAAATAAAATTAGTGCGATTTTCAATTGTCTCATATGCATGGTATGTGATTCCCTTAATCGTAAGTTAGTTCGCACTAGTATTTATGATTCTGGGTCAGAAATTTCATATATAGCACATGATACAGAGATTGTTGTTACTCAGGTCCCTAAACTTGGAGATCGCACTTTTTATAAGTTTTTTATAAATGGGTAAATCAGGCATAAATACTTATTGACATAGGAAGATATTAGTGTATAATAGATTCATGTGTCATGTTTTTAACAAAACTAAACTAGTGAGACTTCGGTCTTGCGACAACACATATAAAACTAAACTTAGGCATACATTAAAGGAGAAAACATTATGGCCAGTCTAGCAGACATCCGTGCCCGTCTCGCGGCACAAGAAAATAAATCATCTGGATCTAAGTATCCAACATCTGATGGAGCGATCTATCCACATTGGAAAATGGACGAAGGAGCATCTTGCTCACTACGTTTCTTACCCGATGCGGATACTAACAATTCGTTCTTTTGGATTGAGAGACAAGTTATTAAACTACCGTTTAATGGCGTGAAAGGTGATCCTAATGTGAGACAAGTAACAGTACAAGTACCGTGCGTAGAAATGTTCGGTGAAAATTGTCCTGTATTAGCAGAAGTTCGTCCTTGGTACAAAGACGAAACTCTTAAAGAAATGGCAAACAAATACTGGAAGAAAAGATCATATATCTTTCAAGGTTTTGTTCGTCAAAATCCAATTGGGGAAGACAGCACCCCTGCGAATCCTATTCGTAGATTTGTTATTTCACCTCAAATCTTTCAAACTATCAAAAGTTCATTGATGGATCCTGAGATTGAAGAATTGCCAACTGATATGATGCGTGGTCTTGATTTTAATATCAGAAAGACTACAAAAGGTCAGTATGCTGATTATTCAACATCGTCATGGTCTAGGAAAGAATCTGCACTAACAGATGTAGAACAAGCGGCTATCGAAGCACACGGTCTATTTAATCTAGCAGACTTCTTACCTAAGAAGCCTTCAGAAGCAGAACTCAGAGTCATTAAAGAAATGTTCGAGGCATCAGTAGATGGTCGTCCATATGACACTGACAAGTTTGGAGCATACTATCGTCCTTTCGGTATCGATGCACCCGAGACTGCTAAAGTAGATGAATCAACTTCAAGTGCACCAGCACCCGCAGTTGAGACACCTGCCCCAGTCGCAGAACCAGTAGTAGAAACTGCACCAGCAGTAGAAACTCCTTCAGCGGCCCCAGCAGAAAGTTCTGAACCATCAAGTGATAAAGCACAAGACATTCTAGCAATGATCCGTGCAAGACAAAACAATTCTTAATTGTTAGTCTGGGGGAGGCAACTCCCCCATATTTTGTAGGAGAAAATTAAAATGACACTACCAGACGAAAGATTTAGAGCCCTTAAACAAGGGAAGAAATTATTAGAAGAATTATGCGATCCGGGTAAAACTCCGCGTGTACCAAGTCTTATCAGAGATAGGGCAAGAGCCGCACTAAGACATTACCCTGCTGATTTCGATTTAGATGATATGGCAGAAGCCTGCCCAGAAATCTTGCAAAAGCCTTCTAACTCTAGTAGAATTAACAACAAACAATCTAATCAATAGGAGTAATTGTGGCAAAACCATTTGACGTTTCCAAATTTAGGAAAGACATAACCAAATCCATTGACGGCTTGTCAATAGGATTCAATGATCCAACAGACTGGATCTCAACGGGTTCTTATGCACTCAACTATCTTATCTCAGGTGATTTTCACAGAGGTGTTCCTTTAGGTAAGGTTACTGTATTTGCAGGAGAATCAGGCGCAGGTAAATCATATTTCGCCGCAGGCAACATTGTAAAGTCAGCACAAGATCAGGGCATCTTTGTAGTCTTAATTGACTCAGAGAATGCACTTGATGAAACTTGGCTACATGCATTGGGTGTCGATACTTCAGAAGAAAAACTTTTGAAGTTGAGCATGAGTATGATTGACGATGTAGCAAAAACTATCTCAACCTTTATGAAAGATTATAAAGACATGGCAGACGAAGAACGTCCTAAAGTGTTATTTGTAATTGACTCATTGGGTATGTTACTGACCCCAACTGATGTTGATCAATTTGACAAAGGTGATATGAAAGGTGACATGGGTCGTAAGCCTAAGGCATTGACTGCTTTAGTTAGGAACTCAGTTAACATGTTCGGTAGTTATAACGTTGGACTCGTTGCAACTAATCATACATATGCATCACAAGATATGTTTGACCCAGACGATAAAATCTCTGGTGGTCAAGGCTTTATCTATGCATCAAGTATCGTAGTTGCTATGAAGAAAATGAAACTAAAAGAAGACGCCGCAGGAAATAAAATCTCTGATGTCAGAGGTATTCGTGCAGGTTGTAAAGTAATGAAGACTCGTTATGCAAAACCTTTCGAGGGTGTGCAAGTGAAGATTCCTTATGAAACAGGTATGAATCCCTATTCTGGTTTAGTTGATTTGTTTGAGAAATCAGGCTTACTAACTAAGCAAGGCAATCGTTTAAAGTATATCACTCAATCTGGTGAAGAAGTTCTCAAGTTTAGAAAGCCTTGGGAAGCAAATGAAGACGGGTGTTTGGATATGCTTATGTCAGAATACTCTGAAGTTAAAACTGCGTTGGATAATGTAAATAACGAAGAAGACGTATTAGAAACTGTAGAGGAATAGCATATGAATTTGAATGATTTAGCCAGAATCTGGGAAATCATCAAACCTTCGATTGAAGATGGTGATATACACGAAGCGGCTGACGTACTCGTCAATCATTTAATCGATGAAGGCATGACTGCACAAGAAATAAAGAAAGCCTTCAAAGACGATAAAAAGATCAAGGAAGCATTATCTTACTTTTCAGAAGACGAAGATGAAGTTTGGGAAGAAGACGATGATGACTATGATGAAGTTGATGATGAGTGGGATTAGGGGTATTACTTGAATTGGTATACACGTATTAGCCATGACTTGTCAGTAATACCTGACTTCATTGCTCATTACGAATCAGAACTGCTGTCTAGTAAAAAGGATTGCATTGTCAGTGGTTATGTTGAGAAACATATATCAGCACTGCCAGGCATAACAGAACATCGTTTCAATCAACTACAAGAGATTGAAGCGGTGCTCAACCTTCTTAATATCAAACTACGTAAGATTCGCAGAACACATTTTCAAAAATACTTAGAGAAATATCAACGAGCCTTAACTTCACGTGATGCTGAAAAGTATGTAGATGGAGAAGATGAAGTGATAGACTTTGAGTATCTTATCAACGAAGTAGCCCTGCTTAGAAATAAGTATCTGGGCATAATGAAAGGCCTAGACGCAAAACAGTGGCAAATGGGACATATTGTACGTCTCAGAACTGCTGGTATGGAAGATATCCAAGTAGATTAATCGTAACTCATTGATTTTACTAGGCGAAATAATGGTAAAATAATGGTAAAAAGGCTTGACATTTGGTACCTTTTTCCGTATAATAGATAGTATGAAAAGTCAAAAAGCAAACAAAAAAATCTTAAAAAAGTTTGCCCAAAGGCTTGACATTACTACCCAAAGGTAGTATAATTATTGTATAACTTAAACTGACACAACGGAGTTAATATGACACAGACTATCACAGTAAAGTACGGAGAGTACAGAAATCAACCAATCGTTAATCAACAATTTGAGTTGGTTAAGGGTTACGCAACAGGCAAACGCGGTGGATTCGTTACTGTCAAAAATGACGGTAAGTTTCCCCAAGTTCAAATTGCTAATGTTAAAATCAAAGTTAATAACATTAACGATATCACATGGGGAACTGAGAAACCAATTATGGCTAATCAAGCAGTTGAAGAACTAGCACCCGAGGTGACTGAAACAGAAACTGAGGCTATGGACAGAATCAAAACTAGATTCGACATCCTTGATGATATGGCTAAGGCTACTATCGCAGGCGACATTAGAGCAATGATCGTTTCAGGCCCTCCAGGTGTAGGTAAGTCTTATGGTGTTGAACAACAAATGGAGAAGGCTTCATTGTTTGATCAACTGACTAACAGCAGAACTAGGTATGAAGTTGTTAAAGGTGCAATGACTGCTCTAGGTCTTTACGCAGTTCTTTACAAGTATTCTGATGCTAAAAACGTTTTAGTGTTTGATGACTGTGACTCTGTTTTTCAGGACGATCTTGCTCTTAACATTCTTAAGGCAGCCCTTGACTCAGGCAAAAGCAGAAGGATTTGCTGGAACTCTGATTCTAGTCTTCTTAACAGAGAAGGTATTCCAAACTCTTTTGAGTTCAAAGGTTCATGTATCTTCATTACTAACTTGAAGTTTGAACACTTGAAGTCTAAGAAGTTGCAGGATCACTTAGAAGCCCTTCAGTCAAGGTGTCACTTCTTGGATCTGACTATCGACAGTGCTAGAGACAAAATGCTTAGAATCAAGCAGGTTGACAGAGACAGTGACGGTGGTTTGTTCAAAGACTACGACTTCAACGATGGTCAAGGTCAAGAAATCTTTGACTTCATGGAAGAGAATGCTCACAAACTTAGAGAAATCTCAATGAGAATGGCTCTTAAGATTGCTGACTTATTCAAAGTGACTGGTGTTAATAACTGGAAAGTGTTAGCAGAGTCAACTTGCATGAAAATCAGATAACTCTGTGTCAGGAGTTGGGGGCGGCTTAGGTCGCCCCTTTTTTATTACCGTTTTAATAGGTTAAGTGTACAAAAGGAAGTATAATATAAACATGCAAAAGATTGAATTTACATCTAAAGAACAAGTGATCTACTTTATGTTGACCACTTCCATTAGTTTGTCTCACTATGATCACAAATTCATATCCAACATGCAATCATTGACCCAAGACAAAAAGCAGATTACATCTGGTCAAGCAGAGTTGTTTGATAAACTTTTGCACAAGTACAGAAAGCAATTTGCTACTAACGGATATACAGTCGATGAGTTAGAAACCTTAACATGGAAGTGTGTAGTTGTACCAAGTCTTCCTAAGTATACAAATGCAAATGTTGATTGGGACGATAGTGTGAATAAAATGGTTATCAGAGTTCCATTCAAAAAAGAATTTATATCTAACTTCAGAAAGGAAATGACAACCTTTTTTCCTATTGATGATTATGGTCCAATAGATAACTCACAACCTTGGGTATGGAATAGTGAACGCAAAAGATATGAAGCAGATCCAAGCACATCATCTTTGAAACTAGCATACAATATTTTACCTCAATACTTTACAACAGTGTATCACAATGAAGTAAAAGACGTAATTGATACATTAGAACAAACCAAAGTAGAATACAAAGATCCAACGTTGGTCTTAACTAATGGACAATATACTGTTGTCAAATCTAATTCAGTATTAGATGAGTTACTTGCAGGCGTAACTTTAGACAACAGTGCAAAATGTTTATACCGAATGTCACAACTTGGTATAAAAGTAGACAAGGCAATCATCAATGATGATCCTAAACTGGAGTTTGCCGCAAACTACATTACAGAAATAGATGTAGATGCGATAAACGATTGTTGTGAATGGCTTGTCGAAATTGGTGTAAGTGATGTCGTACTAGGGAGGGGAACTCCAGAGTGGAGATCACATGCGTCTAAAGATGAGGCTACTAGAATTGGAGTCTTTAAAGAATGCCGGGAAGCAATTTCTGAACATTCGTTAAACATGCATAAGAGCGGGGATTTGTTTGATCAACCTGATGATTATACAGAAACAACTGTAAAAAGTTTACCTGTTTTAATGCAATTTAATTCAATTGTAGAACCCGAACAATGTCATGGAGATAATCAAAATGGCAAAATTATAATTATAACAAATGGGAGACCCATAAATATAAAATGAAAGAAGAAAACAAAAACTTCCACATCAACTTTGCTCCACTTTATGCAGTGGTAGTATTTATGTTACTAATGATAGTAGCAAATGAAGTACAAGCACAGGAGATCGAAGAAGTAGTAGTCACAGGCGCAACCATATATGAAACAGAATCAGATCCTTCGACTGATGTTAACGTATTAGAATCAATTATACCCGAAGCAACAACTTCAGGTGGTTATGGTTCTTTTTTAGGTTATACAGAAAGAGGAACACAAACGATTCACACGACTATTTTCAGAAACGGTGTACCTGCTAATGATGCAGGTAGCGGATGGTATGATTTTGGTCATGACTTTGCTACTGGAAACGAAAATGTAAAAATAGTCAATGGTCCAACTTCAGTCCTATATGGTTCTGGTAGTTTAGGTGGTGCTATTTTTATTACTGATGATCTTAAAGATGGATCTATTATCAGATATGGTAGTAATACATTTGTAAGTCACACAGGTAGTGGTTTTAATCTAAGTTACTTTGATGCAAAGAATGATAGTGTTAGAACAGACAACGATGAAAAGGATAGTTATAACAATTTAACGGTCAAAGGACAGAAAGAATTCGGTGACTGGAAAGTAAATCTATCAGGTACATCATACGAGTATGACTATGATAACTGCTATACTGCAAGTTTCTCACAGTCAAATGATTGCGTACAATCAGGAGATAAAGGTTCCTTATCAATAAGGAATGATAACTACACATTCGGTTACTCATTTAACAATGCTAACTATAAAACAGAAAGTGTAGAAACATATAAGAGTGATGCGGAAAGATTTTATGCAGATACTAGACATCAAGTTGGAAACACATTACTGGGTGCAACTGCTGAAAATGAAAAGTATGAAGACTTTAGCCAAACTCAATTATCAGTTTACTCTTTAACATCATTCGATCTGTTTGATCTAGGTTTTAGATTAAGTGAAGATGCATTTGTATATCGTATAGGTGCAGAATCTAATAATTGGTTTGGTAGTTTCGGTACATCATATCGTAACCCAACTCTTTATGAACTGAACGGTGATGCTTGGACTTTACCTAATAAAAGTTTAGACCCTGAAGAAGCAGTAGGTGGAGAGATTGGATACAAGAACTTTACAGTATTCAAATACAAATTTAGTGAAGGTATTGATTATAGTTTTGCAGACTCACAGTTTGTTAACACTGGATCATACGACACTGAAGGTGTTAGATATGTAAACAGTTTTGTTGTTGAAAGACTTAATACTACTCTAGTAGGTATTGAGTTAGGATACACAAACTCTGATCAACCACGTATTCCCGAATACAAAGCAATCATATCATCTACAACTTACTTAGGTGGTTATGATATTTCATTTAGATATACTGGATTGTTTAACAGAACGCCTGGTCCATACGATGGTACAGAAATGCTAGATGATGTAAGTTCAATTGACTACAAAATCGAAAGGCAAGTTATTCCTAAATACTTGCTATCATTTACTATAAGAGATATACTAGATGATGAATTTGAATTAGTACCTAACTACAGAGCAGGTGGATTAGAATACTTCATAACACTACAATATAGGCCTTAATCGATGCCAGGAATCGCAACACTACAAATTAAAGATGAAGTCAATCTAAAGATTGCCGGACTTGAATTAGATGCTAGAAGGGCACTAATGCAAAAGTTTGAGTTTGAGGTTCCAGGCGCAAGATACATGCCCAGTGTTAAGTTGGGGAGGTGGAACGGCAAGGTTAGTTATTGTAGTCTTGCCGGTTCTACTTATATTAATTTATTGGAAGAAATCATTCCAGTATTAGAAGAACTAAACTATTCAATTGAATTGGAAGACATGCGTGAGTATCAAACGCAATTTCAATTTGAAGAAGTTAAGAAAGATTCATTTAAAGATGTTCTGTGGCCTAAAGGACATGTCTGTGAGGGGCAACCTATTGAACTTAGAGACTATCAAGTTCAAGTTGTTAACGAGTTCTTAAAGAATCCTCAATCGATACAAGAAGTGGCTACAGGCGCAGGAAAGACTATTATGACTGCGGCACTAAGTAAGAGTGTAGAATCATATGGTCGAAGTATTGTGATCGTACCTAACAAAAGTTTAGTATCACAAACCGAAGAAGATTATATCAACATGGGTTTAGATGTAGGTGTATACTTTGGTGATCGTAAAGAATATTTTAAACAACATACTATTTGTACTTGGCAATCTCTAAACATTCTGTTAAAGAATACGAAAAGAGGTGAAGTAGATTGTACTATAGGAGAGTTCATTGAAGGTGTTGTTTGTGTCATTGTAGATGAAGTACATATGGCAAAAGCAGATGCATTGAAGCAACTGTTAACAGGTGTAATGGCACATGTTCCCATCAGATGGGGACTAACAGGAACAGTACCCAAAGCAAAGTATGAATCAATTGCTTTGCAAGTAAGTTTAGGTCCTGTTATTAATAAACTATCTGCAAAAGAATTGCAAGATAAAGGAGTACTTGCTAAGTGTCACGTGAACATAGTACAGTTACAAGACGAACAGGAGTTCAGTAACTATCAAAGTGAACTAAAGCATTTGCTCAGTGATGAAAAACGATTAGATAAGATGGCAAGTCTGATCGATACAATACAAGAGTCGGGTAATACTTTGATTCTTGTTGATCGTATCGCGGCAGGACATGCCCTTGTTGAACGTTTAGATGATGCAGTTTTTGTATCAGGAGGCATGAAAGTAAATGACAGAAAAGAAGAATATGATGACGTTGCCATTAGTGATAATAAAATCATTGTTGCTACTTATGGCGTGGCTTCTACTGGTATCAATATTCCTAGGATTTTTAATCTTGTACTCATTGAGCCAGGTAAGTCTTTTGTTCGTGTCATACAGTCAATCGGTCGTGGCATTCGTAAAGCAGAAGATAAAGACTTTGTTCAAATTTGGGACTTAACAAGTTCCTGTCGTTTTGCAAAAAGACATTTAACCCAACGTAAACATTTCTACAGAGAAGCAAACTATCCGTTTGTTGTAGAAAAATTAAACTACAAATGATTTTACCGATTAACTTGAATAATTCTGCAAGGAGCAGTATAATAACAAAATGAGAATACTAACATTAGAAGACCAATACTATAATTTAGAAACGTTACCAGAAGAAATCGATGACCTTCGATTTGCAATTTTAGATAATTCTAATCCTACATTCGTGGATTACTATTACATTCCACTTATCTTTTTAGAGTCATTCAATGCTCCAGCAGTTGTATTGCAAGTTGGTGACAAGCAGATTAAGATGCCAGTTGATTGGCAAGTGTTGATCGGTGATGAAGAAGGTGGAGACTTAGAAACACTTCCCCTCTCATCTTTGAATGACAGAGGCTTTTCAGTCTTTTCATTTAATCCGTTATCGTCATTCTCTCCAGGCTTTCTCCCAATAGAGATTGTAGACATTTATTCAGATGTAACATGGTACGCACCAAGACTACGTAACGGTCAGTTCTTATGTGTGCCTTTAGATGATGGTCCCAAGCCAAGATGTATCTACTTTGTTAAAGAAATTAGTAGAAATTGTGAAGTTGTAGATTATGCTCAAGTCTTTTGATCATTGGAAGAATGTCTGCAAACTACATTGGAAAGAAATAGTTACACTGTCTATTGCATTGCACTGGATAGTTGATTTGTTTATTATAGCACCCTTATCGATAGCAATAGGGTGGTTTGCAAGAGGTTACTTTGGCTAGAGCAAAAACTCCAACAGATGAAAAGTTTGAAAAACAAGACTTCAACTTGTTTGAAGCAATAGCGGCAATCGATAAAAAAGATTATGATTATTACGATAGACTAACTCCTGAACAACAAAAGAAGTTTGTTCCGTTTATGATGCTACATTGGATTAGTGTAGTAAAAGGTAAACGTGAGTTGTCGCAATACTATTTACAGAGTGTTGACTATCATGCCAACACACATTTGTTTAATGAAAACGTAATGCATCATCCTAAATTACAATGGTTGATGTTATGTGCGGCGAGTCCAGGCATTGGTAAACAATTTCATCAATGGATCCCTCACATTAAAGCAGGCGTAAGCAAGTTAAAAGATACTGCAAAGCCTAAAGATATAAAAGATTACTATAAAAAAGTATATCCTAAACTAACAGCAGGAGAACTCACTGAGATAGCAAAATTGTTTTGTGAACAACACAAACGCAAAATGTATCTAGCAGAAAAGTTTCCAGAATTAAAATTTGATGAGGTAGAATTACTTAGTGAACTCGTTACAGATAATGAAATCGAAGAATACGAAAAAGAACTCGGCAACTAAAAAGTTTGGTTGCGATTTTTGCGGAAGAAGTTTTGCAAAAGAAAGTACTATTGAAAAACATCTTTGTGAACAGAAACGCAGATATGGTGATAGGAACCTTAAAGGTAATCGTATAGGTTTTAATGCATGGTTAAACTTCTATGCACAAAACACTTCTAGCAAAAAACAAAAAACTTATGTGGACTTTACTAAAAGTTCTTATTATCTAGCCTTTGTTAAGTTCGGTCATTATTGTGTTAACACAAGATGTATCAATGTGAATCGTTATGCTGATTGGTTGCTTAGAAATCAAATTAGAATTGACAGTTGGACTAGTGATAAAAACTACACTAAGTTTATTGTTGAATATCTTAGACAAGAAGATCCATTAGATGCAATTGCTCGTAGCATGGAGACTCTTATCGAAATTTGTAAAGATGATCAGATAGAAAGTAAAGATGCATTTAGATATGGTGCTCCAAATAGAATCTGTTATGAAGTCACAACAGGAAGAGTATCGCCTTGGTCGTTGTATCAGAGTGAGTCTGGTGCAGAGTTTCTAAGTAAGTTAGATGAAGTACAACAAAAAATGGTATTAGAATATATTGACCCTGAGAAGTGGGCGATTAAATTTAACCGTGATGCAGAAGTTGTAGTTGAAGTAAAAGAGTTATTGAGGCAAGCAGGGTATTGAATACAGTAGAAGTACATTTACAATTTTATGAACTAGATGGTCGATGGAAAGGACATGACATATTCAAGTGGTGTTGTGTCACTAAAACTCCTCCCAGATATGAACGTTTTCATCCTAGACCTTTAGCACATACTGATTTGTCTTCTATTATAAATTTTAATAAAGTACGAGACTGGTGTTGGGATACATGGGGACCTAGTTGTGATATGAAAGATTACGACAGAGTACATGAATTATCAAACTTTATGAGCCTAGCACAATACAACGACAGTACATACGATACACTAAATGAAAACTGGTGTTGGTCTAATGAAGAAGATCATAAGCAACGTAGAATATATCTAGCAGGTGACGAAGAACGTGTGTGGCTAGAAACGAGGTGGCAATGAGTCAGTGGCACGGCGGAAAAGGATCCGCACCTAGAAAGGGTGAAAATCAAAAAGCCTATGCCGCTAACTATGATCGTATCTTCGGTAAAAAAGATATCATTAATGATCAATTATCACATGAAGGCAGGGGTTTTGATATCATAAATGATATCGTATCAGACGACCTTATTCAACGTATAAACGACAGAAAGGACGAACTCTACCCTGTACGTGCATCCACACATAAGAAGCAGTATGCAGAAGCAGAGGCATGTAAGAAACTATTTGGCATTGCTGTATGGTGGAGTCAACTCACGGATGATTGGGACGAAGTACAAGAGATACATGAACTCATCTATCCTGAAATCAAAAAGCATTTAACTGATGCAACATTTTATGCAAGTGATATCGTAACAATCAATGGTCCAAGCAGATGGGTAGGACCTCATATTGATACACCGCACAGATTTAAAAAATATAATAAAAGAGAAAACAATGATGTCTGTGGTATACAAGTTATTATTCCACTTGATGACTTAGACAAAGACACAGGAGCAACTGGACTTATTCCTTATAGTCATCAACAAGATTGGGATATACAAGATTGCTATGAAGGCGTGCATGATGAATACTTTTTAGAGAATGCAGAACAATATGATATGCCAAAAGGTAGTATCTTGTTTTACAATACTCGTTTAATGCATTCTACTATGCCATTACATTTACCCAAAAAACGTTCCATTTTGTTGATTAATTACCTCAGAAATGATATAATAAAAGAAATAAAAGACGAAGATAACGTATGGAGTTCTAATGGCAAATGACGTAATGATAGATATGGAAACTCTAAGTACAGATCCTGATTGTGTTATTTTAACAATCGGTGCTGTTCGTTTTGATCCTATGGGTACTGGAGTCGTAGAAAAACTAGAACTACGTCCTGAGATAGATTCGCAAACAGAAGAATTAAATAGACATATAAACCCTGATACATTAAGGTGGTGGGGAGAACAAAGTGAGGATGCAATTGATGAAGCAATGGGTGACAGAGATAGGATTCCGTTTAAAGATGCAATGGATCAGTTATACAAGTTCTGCTGGAATCGCAGAGCAGTTTGGTCTAATGGCGCTGGTTTTGATATTGTTGTTGCAGAGAATGCCTTTAGGCAATTAGAAATGCCGATACCCTGGCCTTTCTACACTATTAGAGACACAAGAACAATATATGATCTTTGCAACGTATCTCTTAAAGATGGTCAAGCAGTAACGTCTCACAAGGCTGTAGAAGACGCAGAACACCAAGCAATCGTTGTGCAACGTGCATATCAGAAACTTAAACAAGCAGGACTTAAATGAGTATACAGTCAGATATTGATATTGACTTTGGAGATAGAGAAAAACTACTCAAGTTGATTAAACATGTACCTGCGGCAATGCGTGATGTAGAGCCAATAAAGAAACATCCTACTGGTGTATACATAACAGATGTACCCTATGACCCTGTAAATGATATGTGTTCTTTAGATTATAAAGAAGCAGATCAAAGAGGATACTTTAAGTTAGACCTGTTAAATGTTAACATCTATAAAGCAGTAAAAGATGAATTACATTTAATTAGTCTTATGACTGAGCCTAATTGGGAACGATTAAAAGAAAGAAATTTTGTATCTGTGTTGTTGCATCTAAACAAACAATATGATGTTATGCAACAAATGCCAGAGCCTATTAATAGTATTCCAAGATTAGCAATGTTCTTGGCTATTATTCGTCCAGCAAAAAGAAATCTTATTGGGAAGACATGGAAAGAGATAAGTAAAACTGTGTGGATTGACAACAATACAGGATACACGTTTAAAAAGTCACATGCAGTGGCATATGCACAATTAGTTGTAGTGCATATGAATTTATTAGAGGAGCAAGATGAGTCAATATGACGATAGAGTAGAAAGACAGAGACAAATGTTAGCGGCCGAAGAGTGGTCAAGAGGCGTAAAAGCAATACATGCACATTCATTTACTACTATGCATTACGAAACAAACCCAGATAGAACAGGTGATGATTTACGTGTATTAGATATAGAATATAATGACGGCACAGTAGAAAGAGAATACATAGTATCAGGTCGAAAAGAAATAATAGGAACAAAACTTAAAGGTGAAATGTTATTGTTTGAGTATCAGAGGCACATCTAATGGAAGAATTGACACTAAACTTAATACCAGAAAACGATCCTAAATTAAAGGAACCTTGTGAGCCTTGGGACTTTAAACTCGACGGTGATCCAACTGAACTAATTAAAGCAATGACTAAAGTGATGTTTAATCCTAATCATCCTGGCATTGGTTTAGCCGCACCACAATGTGGCGTAATGAAAAATATATTAATCATGGGCACAGATGAAAAGTTAATGGCTTTTATTAATCCTCAAGTAGATGAACTTAGAGGAGAAAAAGAATTATTTTTAGAAGGGTGCTTAAGTTATCCTGATCTATGGTTGCATGTTCCAAGACAACCTGAATGCGTAGTCACCTATCAACAAATCGATGGTGAAGTCGTTAAAGAAAAACATCTTACTGGTATTCAAGCACGTGTATTTTTACATGAATATGATCACCTATTAGGTATCACGTTTGAAGAACGTGTACAAAGTAAACTTAGTTTAGAATTGGCTAGAAAACGCAGAGCAAAAAAGAAACGCCAAAGTGCTAAACTGGCTAGAAGACTTAAATTCCCTTCTGTTTCTTAGTAAGGTCGTTTTACTAAAGTAATCGATTTTCTTTTAACTCTTTTCTTTTGGAAGTCAGTCATTGACACAATCGGTCCATGCAACAATGTTAATGACTTATTATTGAATGTTCTTAAGAAAGGTTTAAACATTGCCCACTCTTGCTTAAGAAATAAATGAATTGGTATTTGACGATTTGATTCCCACCACCAAACATCTCCTAATTCTAAAAACTTTAGTCTCTTTTCAGGATCAACTATTGCACCATAGTCATAGATAGTTGTAACAAGATCATCACGGTTTTGAACAATGCCCACAAAGTCTTGTCCGGCATATTGTAACACCGAAATAAACGGGTGAGTCTCTGTCAATTTGACAAAAAAGTCGATGGGTTTCTTTGAATCTGTCATGTCTGTAAAGTATTTAGTACGATGAAAAAAATGGTCAAATTTCTTGGTAAACGCACCTAAAGATAAATATATTCTATAGGAGATTAAAATTTGTGTCTTACACTACATCAGTATATACTTATACAGTCAGACAAATCGTTGTGGTTTTGTCAGGCACAAGCCCGAGGAAATATATGCCAGTTTATTCAAAACCATTAACCTTAAATAAAGGTGTCGATAATCAATTACAGTTTCAGTTTCTAAATCAGGAACAAAAGCCTGTTGACTTGTCATATATTGCAACTGAAAGTCAACAAATATCATTTAGAGCCATCAACTCAGATGGTACCGAAATCCTTTTCAGAAAGGCATTGACACCTGTACTTGATGTCAACGGTATATTTCAATTAAACACAACAGCGGCTGAAATTGAAGATATTGAATCGCAAAAATGTTTTTATTCATTAGAATGGCCAAGTGGTAATCTTAATTTACCTGTCTTTGTAGATTCTAAAGCAGGTGCTAGAGGTGATTTAAATATTGTTGACTCAATACTACCTTCGTTTGTACCATCACAGAACGTAACAATACCAAACGATCAACCATTTCCTAATGCAAATGCTAATGCAAATTCAGAAGCAGTAACATTCTATTCAAGTATTATCAACACGCAAGATAATCCTGTATTAACTACTTCAATCGACTATGCAAATTATGTAGGCAATGTCACTATTCAAGGATCAACTTTAGTTGATGCAAACTTTTATGATATTGAAACACACACATATGGTAATGCAGAAACAGGCGAGAGTGAATCTAGGACTATAGGTTATACAATCGACGGCTATCATCCATTCGTAAAGGTTAAATTTGAATCTAATGTGGGTAACATAGTTACTATTTTGGCTAGATAAGTTACCCTGTTTACTTGTTTTAACTCTTATTTTCGTCTATAATATCAGATATGTTTGATATACTTACGATTGTCCCAGGCAAAAAGAAGCAGACGCAGAGTGGATGGACTTCATTCAATGCGCCTTGTTGCCATCACAATGGACATAACCCTGACAAAAGAATGCGAGGGGGAATTAAAGCAGACGGTGATGATTGGAACTATCATTGTTTTAATTGTGGCTTTAAGTGCGGTTTCAAACTAGGCAGAGCAATTAGTAAACGCACACGTAACTTTTTATCATGGTGTAATATGCCAGACCAAGATATTAATAAATGGTCGTTGCATTCTATTCAACACAAAGATTTGATAGATTCTATCCTACACAAAAAGAAACAACAGAAGTTACCTACGTTTAAAGAAAAGCCAATGCCAGAAGGTGAGTTGATTTATACTGCTAATAAAGATCATCAAGTGTACATTGACTACTTGAACAAAAGAGGATTACAACACAACGACTATCCTTTTATGGTTAATCCCAATGCAGAGGGAAGACAATCGCAGGGTATAATTATCCCTTACACATATGAAAACAAAGTTGTAGGTAGTACAATAAGATTTATGGACGATAGAAATCCTAAGTTCATAAATGATCAACAACAAGGATATGTATTTGGTACTGATTTACAAAAAGATAGTTGGGAAGTCGTATTAGTTTTTGAAGGTATTTTTGATGCTATCTCAATGAACGGTTTAGCACTGACACATGACACAATTAATGACAATCAAGTTGCTGTCATTAACAAATTGGGTAAACGTGTTATTGTTGTTCCTGATCAGGATAAAACAGGTTTAAGTATATGTGAAAGAGCATTAGAACTAGGTTTTGATGTGTCTTTACCTAACTGGTCAGAAGATATTAAAGATGCAAATGATGCTGTAATTAAATATGGTCGTCTGAATACTCTACTAAGTATATTAGACTCCGCAACAAACAGCAAAATTAAAGTAGAAGTTATGAGGAATAAAATTGCTAAAAGAATTTAACGTAGAAGTACAAGAATTATTCTTGCGAATGATGATAACAAATGCAGAGTTGTTTGTTAGGGTCAATAATATCTTTAACGCAGAAAACTTTGATAGAAGATTAAGACCTGTCGCAGAGTTTATGAGAGAACATTCAGAGCAATATAAGGTATTGCCTGACTCTACGCAAATCAAAGCAACAACAGGAGAAACAATCGACACAGTTGATGAATTAGACGATGGTCATTACGAATGGTTTATGACTGAGTTTGAATCGTTTACTCGCAGACAAGAATTAGAAAGAGCAATCATGTCATCAGCAGACTTGTTAGAGAAAGGTGATTATGATCCTGTTGAAAAGTTAATTAAAGATGCAGTACAAATATCATTACAAAGAGACTTAGGTATCGATTACTTTGAAGATCCTAGGGCTCGTCTTATGCATCTTAAATCTAGCAACGGTCAAGTATCATGTGGTTGGCCCTGCTTAGATCAAAAACTCTATGGTGGTTTTAATAAAGGTGAACTGCAAATCTTTGCTGGGGGTTCGGGTTCAGGTAAATCATTGTTCATGCAAAATCTATCAGTCAATTGGGTAGAGCAAGGCTTATCAGGCGTGTACATCACACTAGAATTGAGTGAAGAACTATCAGCAATGCGTATCGATTCTATGTTGACTGATACAAAGTCTAAGGAAGTATTTAAAGACTTAGACAATGTTGAAATGAAAGTTAAGATGAAACAAAAAGCCGCAGGTAACTTTAGAATTAAATATATGCCTGCTCAATCTACAGTAAATGATTTGAGAGCATATGTCAAAGAATTACAAATACAAACAGGTATGAAACTAGACTTTATGTGCGTTGACTATTTGGATTTGTTAATGCCAGTAAGTGCTAAAGTAAGTCCTAGTGACTTGTTTGTTAAAGACAAATATGTATCAGAAGAATTACGTAACTTGGCGAAAGAGTTTGATTTAGTATTCGTAACTGCATCACAGTTAAACAGAAGTTCAGTTGATGAAATTGAATTTGATCACAGTCATATCTCAGGTGGTATATCAAAAATCAATACAGCAGACAATGTGTTTGGTATCTTTACATCACGTAGCATGAGAGAACGTGGTCAGTATCAAATTCAGTTAATGAAGACAAGATCAAGTTCAGGGGTAGGACAAAAAGTAGAATTAGCATTCGATATAGAAACATTGCGTATTACAGACCCAGGAACTAATGCACCAACGCATAACACATCACAACCATCTGCACAATCTATCATGGATAAGTTTAAAACAACATCACAAGTAGGGCAGACTAATGAAATAGTAGAAAATCAAGTAGAGCCCGAGCAAAAACGAGTAAATGGTGATGTACAAAGTACAAAATTAAAATCATTATTGAATACTTTGAAAGACAAATAATATCCAAAATGGTCACGATTGACTAAATAGTAGTAAGGAATTATACTTATGCAGAAAAAAACTAAAAGCCTTTTAGAAGAACTAGAAAATTTTGGTAGCAACCGAGATATCCCACATATTGTAGAGTCTCGTGGCAACAATATTATTACTAGTGCGGTCAATTTAATTGAATTCATTCAACGTAATTACGATGATGTTCAGGCTGAACAGTTAGAAAAGAAACTGCTAAGTGCTATCCGAGGTAGAGACAAAACTCGTTTTTCAAAGACGATTAAAAAGTATCAAGGGTAAGTATCAATGAAGTTTGATGAAGTCATTATCAAAGAAAATAAATTAGGCGACTGGATGTTTGGAGACAAACGATACCGCGGTCAGGGCGGCATGGGCGGTACAGGAGGCCCTACAGTAAAAGCACCTAGTTTAGGACTTAAAGGTGGACTAACAAAACAAGATAAATTAGCATACAAATTATTTGTAAGAGACTTTGTTAGTGATGCATTGAGTACAATCGATTCAGGTCTTAGAGCAGGATTAATTAATCCGCCTTTAGGTCCAGGATCAGTCACTGGTGATGATCCAAATAATCCAGACTCTCAAGGAAATATGGATCCGGACAACAAACAACGTTTAATGCCTGGCTTCCAAGAAAAAATGAGAAGAATGTTTAATCCTAAAATGAAAGGACATGAAAAGTACGGTGAGTACAAACCTGATACATCAGATTTCGGTAAAGAAACAGACGGCTTTAACAAGCCTAAAGTACCTACTAAACGTAAAATGAAATGGCAACAACACAGTATCAAAGATTTAATTGATAAAGGTTTGACTACACAAGAAATTAGGAGAGCATACCCTGGTTGGAACGGTAATCTTAATGAGTGGGTTAAATTTGTCGAAATGAATATGATCTTAGAAAGTATCATAGACGAACAAGCACATGAAACAGATGTAGAAGCCGCAGGTGGTAGACTACTTAGTGTTTTTATGAAAGACTGGTTTGGTCAGTGGATGCAAAATGTTGATTATACCAAAAGTAAAGATGTATTATATCAAATCATTGATAACTTAGAACATGTGTATAACAATTCAAAGAATCCATCTAAGCCAAACATTGATAGAGATATTTTAACTCAGTTAGCCGACGGTGCTTGGGCGGCAACTTCTACAGTAGGTGTTACACCCGTAGGAGCAAAGAATGCACAAGGTGCAGAAGTAATACAAAAATCAGTACAAGCCCAAGGTGCAAAAGAACCTGAATTAAAATCAAAAGAAACACCAATGAAGCCCGTACAGATACCTGCAGGCATAGCAATTAAAGATGCAGGCGGAACAGAATATTTTTATAACGGAGAACAGTGGACTGATTCTAGTGGTAATGCGTTGTCAGCAGAAGAACAGCAAAAGTATTCAAAAATGTATGCGATGGATCCTAAAACCTTCTATAAAACAGAACTTGCACCACAAAAGAAATCTGTTAAAGAATCTAAAACTCAATCAGCAATTAGAGCAGAAAAAATACCATCACTGAAAACGAGGTAACAATGAACCTCAGTGAATCATTATCTAATACTTTACGTACATTAGAAAAAATCAACTTAGTCGAAGCAAAGGGACACTTAGATCACCCAGAAGATTTAGTGTTCTTAGGCGATGTTGAGGGTGCTAGACAAGCAATTAGTGCAATAGAACAAACAATCGCACAACCGGGTACAATCACAATTAAGTGGGACGGCTATCCCGCTCTTATCTTTGGACGTAATAAAGAAGGTAGATTCTCTATTATGGACAAACATATGTTCAATAAGAAAGACGGTACAGGAAGACAAGTGTTTTCTCCCCAAGAGTTTAGACAGTATGATAAGAATAGAGGTGTTGATCGAGGAGACTTGTATCAGTTGATTGATGATATATGGCCTGGATTAGAAAAAGCAGATAGAGGATCATTAGGTTATTATTGGGGAGACTTATTGTTTGCAAAACCATTAGAAGACCAAGACGGATACTACTCATTTAAAATGAATCCAAATGGTATTGCATACAAAGTAAAAGCAGATAGTGAAGTTGGTCACATGCTAAAAGGAAAAACAGCAGGAGTAGGTGTGCATACATTTATTCCAGTTAACGCACAAACTACAGATGAGTCATCATCACTAGACGGTACGATAGGTAACTTACATAACAATAGTGATGTAGCAATTGTACCTAGCAAGATGCCCATTACACCAAAGATTAAAATGCCCACGAAATTGAAATCACAAGCAGAAGCAGAAATTGCTCAACACGGTGATGCTGTTCGTATCTTAATGAATTCAGCGCCACAGGCACGTACTGCATTTAATTCTTTGTTTACTGTATTCATTAATAAAAAGATTGTTGCCAAAGACCTGTCAAATTTGTATAATGATTTTATTCAGTTTGTTGAGCAACGTCCAATGACTGACTCAATGCGTACTAAAATTACTAATCACTTCAATGCTCACAAGGACGGTGTTATGGGTGCATTTAAGATTTGGATTGCATTGTATAATCTAAAACAGAACATCGTAGATCAATTAGACAAAGCCGCAGAGGCTAGTCCTGTTAAAGGATACTTAGATGATGGCAGTGAAACACACGAAGGTTTCGTTGCTAATGGACTCAAGTTTGTCAATAGAATGGGCTTTTCTGCTCAAAATCTCGCCGCAAAGTAATAATATCACCGCATTTTTTCATAATCGGAATAAATAATAGTATGAACCTCACGGTGAGGGACAACAAACTATACAGGCTCGGAACGAGTCTTTAAATTAAGGAAAAGAAAAATGGCACAATTTACAAGAGCAAATGGTGACTTTTATCCAGTATTACGTTTAGACGCAACTGGATATTCAAACCCGGGTGTTAACGCAGTTTCAAGCGGTTCAACAGTTCAGCCTCAAGGGCCGAAGTTAGACTTCTTCAACATTGAGTTAGCAGACATCGCGGCAAACACAACTTTAGCAAACATCGCAATGTTAACAATTCAGCAGAAAGCAATTGTTTACATTTACGAGTTCACTAACGATGCAACTGATGATCTTTCAATCGCAGTATATCCTACTGGCGCTTGGGACGCAACTACTTTAGCATCTGCTATCGATACAGCAACTGGTGGAACATCAACAGTTGTAGCATCAGCAACATTCACTAACTAAGTTTTTAG